TTGCTTATGGCGGGTGTCATTGGGTTGGCGGCAGCTATCTGGTATTTCCGCAAACAACACATGGAGGAACATGGTGTTTAGCCTCTTATTTACCCCTGTTGGACGTTATTTGGTTATGGCTTTTGCAGCTATAGTCATATTGTCTAGCATTTACTTTAAAATTCGATCTGATGCTATTTCCGAAGTTGAGGCTGCAGCAGTTGCTGATGCTCTTAGGAGGACACAAGATGCGATTCGTGCTGGTGATTCTGTCGATACTTCCCCTGACAGCTTGCTCAAATCGGATGGCCACCGCCGAGACTGATCTAGCTGTTTGCAGTGTTTGGCGTGATGTTTCGTGGTCCTCCAAAGATACAACCGGAACGATCATTGAAGTTAAACAGAACAATGCCCGCCGCGAAGGATGGTGCGCTGGGCAAAAATAAGTGCTATGAGAAGCACTTAGAGGAGCAACGTAATGACCACCGGTTTGAGTTACGATGGTTCAGTTTCTGGCACCATGAGCTATATTCAGCAGGTGGCCGAAATGGCGGTGGTCCCGCAGACGGATAGCAATTACGTCGCTATTCTTCCTATGATGATTACGTATGCAGAAAACCGCATTTACCGCGATTTGGATCTTCTACAAACTTTCACGGCAAATACGTCATTTTCTACAGTTGCAAACAACCGAAATGTAATTCTTCCTGCGGGAACTTTCGTTACTTATCAAGAAGTTAATGTCATAACTCCTGCTGGTCAAACAAATCCTGATTCGGTGTCTGCTACTAGAAATGCGCTTATTCCTACAACAAAAGAATTTTTAAATCAGGTATACAATAGCGATACAGGTGCAACGACTCCTATTTATTTTGCACCTTTAAGCCAGAATCAACTTATTTTGGGACCATGGCCAGACAGCAATTACACTCTTGAGATTATTGGAACGGTTCGCCCTGCATCTATGTCAAATTCTAATTTGACAACTTATATCAGCCTTTATTTGCCGGATTTGTTTATCATCGCGTCTTTGGTGTATATTTCGGCTTACCAGCGCAACTTTGGGCGCATGTCGGATGACCCAATGATGGCGCAGTCTTATGAAAGCCAATATCAATCACTCTTGAAGGGTGCGGGTGTTGAAGAATTTAGGAAGAAGTTTGAGGCTGGTGGCTGGTCTTCAATGACACCGGCAGTCGTTGCTACGCCGACAAGGGGATAATCAATGCCCCATAATAGCCTTCAAATTGTTCCTGGCGTAGATCAGAACAAAACAGTTGCGCTCAATCAAGCGGGACTTTCGTTCACTAACCTTGTTCGATTTGTCCCGGATAGAAACGGGCTTGGGCTAGTTCAAAAACTGGGTGGCTGGCTTCAATACATAAACCTTAATTATGGATCTTACATTCGCGCTCTTTGGGCTTGGCAGGACACTAATTCCGTAAAATACTTGGCTGTTGGATCAGAAACTAATTTATCGGTAGTTAAAAATGCAAGTCTTGGTGGTGGCCAACCATCTGTAATTACTCCGCAACAGCAAACTGATGACGTAGCTGTCAATGTGGCTCCTACTACGGGAAGTTCTATTTTTGTTATTACAGACGCTAGTATTCAAACGACGCCCTATGATAGCGTATATATTCAAACTCCCATTGCTGTTGGCGGAATTGTCATTACGGCTGGCATATATCAAGTTACCCCCATCAGCGCCTCAACATATTCAATTGTTGCAGTAGATGCGCTGGGGAACCCCAAAGTAGCGTTAAATTCGACTGCCGGAGGCGTAGTTCCTCAATTCACATCTATAAGTGGAAGCGGCAACATAACAGTTACGCTCACCAACCATGGGTATTCCTATGGTGATACTTTTTCAGTTTTGGTGCCAACTTCTATTGCTGGGTTGGTGATTGCTGGAAATTATTTGGTTGAATCTGTTTTAACGGCTAACACATTTGTGATTGTAGCCACAGCGCAAGCCAATACCAGCACGTCCGTATATATGAATTCAGGAAATGCCAGATACACATATTATATTGGTGTTGGCCCGCTTCCTTTGTCTTTTGGTTACGGAACAGGTGGCTATGGCATAGGTGGTTATGGCACTGGGTCCACTGGTGTGGTCCCATCTTCAATTACTGCTATTGATTGGACTTTGGACAATTGGGGTGAAATTTTAATTTCTTGCCCATTAAATGGTTCGCTTTATCAATGGGATCCAGAATCTGGTTTTAATACGGCAGTAGTTATTGCAGCCGCTCCAGCAGTAAATGCTGGTGCATTAATTTCAATGCCACAACAGCAAATTGTTGCATGGTCAAGTACATTTACTGGAGTACAAGATCCGCTTCTTATTCGTTGGTGCGATGTTTCCAATTATAACTCTTGGATTGGCAACGTAACTAATCAAGCGGGCTCATATCGGCTTCCTAAAGGGTCAAAAATTGTTCAATGCATTCAGGCTGGCCAGCAAATTCTTATTTGGACAGACTTGGCTATTTGGGCTATGCAATATGTTGGACAACCTTATATTTATCAATTTAACGAACTTGGCAATGGTTGCGGATTGATTGGCCGCAAAGCTGCCGCATCAATGAATGGCATCACATATTGGATGGGTCAAAGCCAATTTTATAGTTTGACTGGAAATGGCATTACGCCGATTCAGTGTCCTGCTTGGGATGTGATTTTCCAAGATCTTGACACATCAAATTTGGACAAGATCCGCATTGCCCCAAATAGCCAATTCAGCGAAATTGCGTGGTATTATCCTACAATCAGCGGTAACGGCGAAAACACGGCTTATGTAAAATATAATACGGTTTTGAATTGTTGGGATTATGGCAATTTAGATAGAACAGCTTGGTTAAACCAGTCTGTTCTTGGCCCACCAATTGGCGCAGCAACGGATTATTTTTTATACCAGCATGAAGTTTCACCAAATGCAAATAATCAGCCTATGCTGTCAAGTTTTCAGACGGGGTATTTTGCCATGTCGGAAGGCGATACCAAAATTTTCGTTGATCAAGTATGGCCAGATATGAAATGGGGTTATTTTAATGGTGAAGTAAATGGTGGCGCAGTTTATCAATCTCCGACTGCTCAGCTTCAGATAACTTTTTACACTGCGGATTATCCCGGAGATACACCATTAGCTTATGGCCCATATACAATTACGCAAAGTTCGCAGTATATTACGCCGCGCTTTCGTGCGAGACTGTTGTCGATTGCGGTAAGTAGCAGTGATTACGGCAGTTGGTGGCGCATTGGCGATACACGTTATCGCTATCAAAGCGATGGGCGGTTTTAGTCATGTTTGGCAAACTCCTCATGAAATTTTATACTGGCTTCGCGATATACGTCGCGAGCTTCTTCTGCTGTAGCAAAAGAAGAGCCAAGATTTTTGCTTTTGTCAAATAGGAGGCGAAAATCGCATCACTTGACGACATCCTTACAACGCAGAAAAATGGTGTGATTGCCATTAATAATTTGGCGCAAACCAATAATCGAATGCTTGGGACAACGACAACTTCAGTTATTACCGCTAGTACTTTAGTTGTCAACGGCTCAGGATATTTAGTTCGATACTCTGTATTGGTAGCCGGCGCTGCCGGAACGATGAATAATGCCAATTCAGTGGCAAATTCTTCTTCCAGCAATGCGTTGTGCGCCACACAAGCAACTGTTGGAATTTTCAACGTAGGAATGCCTTTTGTTAGTGGACTAGTTGTTAATCCCGGCGCAGGGCAATCTGTTGCTGTCACTTATTCGGTAGGATAATCCCTATGCCGCTTTCCAAAGGTTCCTCGAAAAAAACAATCAGCCACAACATTTCAGAGATGATTCATGCTGGTCATCCCCAGGATCAAGCAGTTGCTGCGGCGTTAAATACTGCCCGTAAAGGACATGCTTTTGGTAACCATGTTCCTGCATTTATGAAAAAATCAGCCAACATAAAGGAAGCAATGAATCGTGCTCCAACCGCGCCAACCAAGCCAGAAAGCCCCAAAATCCATGTTGGTCCGATTCACAGTGCAGTGGCGGGGCGCACGGATCATTTGCCAGTACATGTCCCATCGGGAGCCTATGTTATCCCGGCGGACATTGTATCGGCAATGGGCGAGGGCAACACGATGGCTGGCTTCA